TCTACGTATTGTCCATAGTATCCACCGGCTGCAACTGTTGATGCAACACCATCATCTTCTGGTTTTGGTGCAAAAGATACTACATCTTTTTCTTTTTTAGCTTCTTTCGCACCTATCTTTTTAGTGATCTGATATCCAAATAATTCCATATAATAATATTTATAATAAAAATCCCGCTGGGGTTTTTAGGCCCCAGCGGGATAGTTCATTTATTCTTATAAGTTAGCTTGTACTATTGGATTCCCAATATTGGTAAGCAAACTCAACTGTGAATTCTTCGATTGCATCGTTAGCATCGTAACTAAGATCAATAGCGCTGACATTCACTGGGAATGATCCACGGATAGTGTATTCTTTTGTTACAGTTTCTGAGCGATCAAGTTGTTGAACAATAAGATCTGCTTGATATGATGAAGGGTCTGCGACACCTACATTATTCACATGCTCATTAATGCTATTCATCCAACTTTCCATTGCACTTCTTACTCCGCTATCGGATTCATTGAAGGCAGTGATTGTCCAGTTTTCGAATGTACGGTCACCAGCATCTTTTAGCTGTCGACCACGAAATGGTACATCAATTTGAGCCACAACACTTGCAGGAAGCTGTGCTCCCTTACATGTGAATGATAGCAGCTCGGTATTGAGACCAGCTCCAATTGGTGGGTTATTAATAATAACCTTAAAGAGATTGGCGCGTGCGCCTCCTCCGATTAGTTTTGCTTTAAATGAATCTACGTTAGCCATAATAGTTATTTCCTTTCTTTATTTATAATTATTTACCAACGATTTCAGAGAAATCAACTCCAGTACGAGTAGCAATGAAGTTAAGTGTAATGAAATTAATCGAACGTGCAGGTTTGATATAGATGTCAGCAACAAATCGGTTAGTGTCAATCACTTCACCGGTATTATTGGTTTCATCACATACAACCAAGAAGTCAGTAATACCACGACGACCTTTAACATCCCGTAGGAAAGGCTCTGTCATATTTCTGAACATCGCTCGAGTGAATTCATCATTCAATTCGAAGAGTTGGTATTTAGCAGCTGTTGCAATCGCTTTTTCAAGAACGATAAACAATCTGCGAACATTAATGCGGTCAAAAGCGCTTGGCTTTGATTGTGCTGTCTTATCTCCAAAGAGTACGATACCTTGTCCAGGGAACGATACGATTGGATTTACACCAGCTTTATACAAACTGTCTCTTTCAGCTTTCTTAGGATTAAACGCAAGTTTAGTGACACCTAATAGACTTCCACGATTTAATCCAGCTGGTGAGAACCAAGGTTCTGCAATACCATCTGTCTTAGCGCAAAGACCAGCCATATGACCAGAAGCAGGAATAAACATGTAATTATCAGCATACTTATTGTATACGTATAATGCAGTTGAGTCAAACACTCCGTATGAACCTTCAATACCTCGTGGTAACGCAGAGTGCGCTCCAAGAACTTGCTCTAGTGGATTAGTACCTCCAGCAGATTCAACGATTGGCGGAGAAACAAATGCTACTGCATCTTTACGAGTAGCAGCGATTGTCATTAGCTTATTTGCAATTACCATCGATGGATCATCAGTTGCGTCAACTTGTGCGAAGAGCAGATTTACATCTACTAATTCAGGATCAGCAAACTCTTCTAGACCAGTCATGATATCGGCATTATTAGCAACTCCAGGAGTAGCAACATCAGCACCTAAAGTGAATAGGAACGGTGTAGCACTACCTGCAACTTCTCGTGCGATATACATCCATTTGGAGTTAGAATTAACAACATCCATATAGTTGTTGTTCGAACCATTTGCAAGCTTAGCACCAACTTCGGTGTCAAGGAAAGCAAACTTTTCAAGTTCTGAACCAGCAATACCTGTGATTTCTCCAAAGTTATCGTAAATGAATACGTGAACTTCAGTTCCTACAGGAGCTGCATCAAATTCACCTTGAATAGCAGCTGGGGTATTTGGCCAAGATGCGGCGTCGATGATATATGCTCCTAGAGAGTTACCAAGATCGCCGGGATATTTAGCAAATAACTTACTAGGAAGAACGCCTGCAGCTGGGTCACCAGCTGGCATCATCCCTTCGAAGGCAGTTGTTGTTGGGATGTAATCAGCGGCTTCAAAAACACTCTCATCTTCATCGAATACAAAATCACCAGGATTAAGATCATCAGCAACACTTGTAAACTTAAGTGCAGCGTCATCAGCTAAGGTTTGTGCTGAACTTAATACAACATTATTTTGATCTGTTACTTGAGTTACTGTAACTGTTCCAACAATACCGGTTCCAGTTACAACCATACCTGCAGTAATAGTACCTTCAGAATTGCCGTCGATAACTAGAGCATTGCCAGTACCGTCTAAAGCACCATTTACACTAGCATTCACTACATTTTGAAAGCCAACAGCTACGTTAGCAATGCCATAATCTTGTCCGATGCTAACAATGTGTATAGCAACGATATCGTATTTAACTGTAAAGAAAAGACCAGGAATAAAAGCACCTGAAGCATCATATGCTACAAGACCAGTTTTATCACCAATCGCGGCAAACAATGTTGGATCAGCAACACCTGCACCTAGAGTATAATCTGCAGCATTAAAGACAGAAGTAGTGGTATCGAAACCGCCTTCAGCATTACCTACAGCAACAGTAAATGGCTCACTTGTAGTGTCATTACTTGTTGTGTAAACAGTAACTGGATCGGTGGCATTTAGTTGACCAGCAGCTGCAGCAGTTCCGTCAGGAGCTGTAATAAGTGATGCTTGAGTTAAAGCAACTGTAATATCGCCATAAATACCAGCACCAGTATTAGTTTGAACATATAGATCTGTTGGAACGCCTGAATCTTGTCCATTAGTTACGACCAAGGTACCAGCTGTAGCAGCACTATACTCAACAACTTCTCCAGTAGAGAGAGTGACTGATCCAGATGTGTTGATAAGCCCTGTGCCATCAGTAAGTGTAACTTTATATCCAAGAGAAGCTACAAGACTATCTGCAGATGCACCAATGTCGAAACGTGGTGCAATTACTGAACCACTGCCGGGTGTTTCACCGACTGGATCTTCCATTATTGAGAGTAGTTCATTTCCTGTAACGTCTGTGAACTCTCCTCCAACAGGAGCATTTGTGATTGCGATTGCTTCAATACCACCAAATGGTACTTCATGATCTCCGGCTCTAGCATTAAGCATAGTTCCAGGATCTCCGGCGCGAACGACCTTTAGTGCATTGCCATACTTCAAGAATGAAGCAGCAGTCAAGAAAGATTGTGTGTGTGCGGCGTCTGGTGTACCAAATTTACCAGCTAGTTCTTTTTCAGAACTGACTAGGCCAATTTCGTTCACTGGACCCCACGTGAAATACCCAGAATATCCACCAATAGAGGTAGATACCGCAGGTATTACATTAGTTAAGTCGATTTCTTTAACCTCGACTCCAGGTGATACTTGAAAACCCATGTTTTTTCCTTTTTTTCAGTTATTGTTGATTGATAAGTTGCATTATAAGATGTAATTCAAATCGGTTAGATTTCTATTTATACTTTACGCTTTTTAGAGATTTTTCCATGTATTCAGGTCATTAACCATATCTTCGTATATAGTGTGGCTTCCTTCTAATGGTGTCTCATCAATAATGCCAACAGGAGTAATATCTTCTTCCATCTGTTTTATTTTATCTTCATAGAGTAAAGATTTAAGATCAACATCACTTAAGTCGCCAAAAGCATCAGAAGATACAAACCATGCAAACATAACCAAGTTCATGACCAAATCATCATGATTTCCAACAGTTGCTGAGTAGCTTCCTTTTCTTATTTCAAATGTAGTCAACTCATCAATAGTATTGGCATCAACTAAACGTAATTTGCTTAATTCAATAATATCTTTTAGATTCGAACAACCAATGCGCTTAACACGTTTATTCATCATTACTCCGATTCCATCTGTCTTGATCGATGAAGAAACAAAAGTATTATCGTATTCATATTCGTAATATACATGATTACATACAACTTGACCAGCATCATTATTCTCTATAATTACTAAAGCATTATTATATAGCGAAGCTATTTTTACGATAACATCTGGAAAGATCATCGGCGAAATTAAGTTATTTCGGTATGTACACACTTGATGAAACCCATCATCATCCATTTTAATAACATTAAATGTAGAATAGTCTTGACCTCGTCCCTTTGAAACATCGACAGTCATTATATAACGATGATTCTCTATTGGATTCTCATAGAAAAAGACATCATTTCTAACTGTCAGTGGTGTCTGAGCCTTTAGATTTAAAAGAGTATTAGATGATATAAGTGTGTTCGATGTTCCATGGAATGAATTACCAAACTCCTGTTCAAATTGTAATTCTGATGTATTTGCTACTGTCTGATCTTTCCATTTTTGATCTCGACCAGGAACATCCCACCAATCAACGCGAAAAGCTTTAAACTCATTTGTATTTTGTACAGCTCCTTCATACAATCTATGAAACACATTGCCAACACCATTTGCGGTCGATGTGATAATCACTTTTGTTTCTTTACCTGCTGAAACAACGGGATATGTCGATGTGTAGAACTGAGCAGCATTCTCAACGAAAGCAAACTCATCAAGGAAAAGGAGATTCACAGATAGACCACGAATAGAAGAACCAGATGTGGCAGCTGCTACAATCTTCGTATTATTCGCGAATGTTATATTACCTTTATTGAGTGCTTTACAACCAGGCTGAAGAAAGAACGGTAGATTCTCGAGCGCAAGAGTAATACGTGATAGCATCTCTCGTGCAACAGCACCTTTATTGGCTAGAATAGCAATCGTTTTTTCTGGATGAAATACTGCATACCATAGAATATAGATGACGGTGCTAATAGATTTACCTGATTGCCTACACGCTAAAATAATAGAGAAACGATTATCATTGAAATGATTAAACATCTTCTCTTGATATTCATACGGCTTAAACTTTACAAGGCCGTCGTCAAGCGATATTACCTTAATATACTTCTCAGCAAAGTATATAGGATCTTTCATACACTTCACATATTCAGATACCTGTTCTTCTGTAAAGTTTTGGTTAATTCCATCTCTCTTAACAAGAGGATTACCCAAATACCCAGATTCACCATTAATTATTGTCATTATTATTACTCAAAAACTTTTGTAGTTCTGTAGTAGAACCGACAAAAATCGCATTATTTGTAGTATTACCTGGAGATCCAGGTTTTTGTTCTTCAGATTGAGTTAGTTCTTTTCTTTTCTTTTGTAAAGTTATAAGCTGATCCATCATATCAGTAGTGGTCTTAAACATTCCTGCAAGAACCTCAAATGCGCGTGGATGTTCAGTCTCACTTGCAAGAGCCATCATATTATCAATTGCTTCTTCAGCCTTTGTAATTAAATCCTTTATCTTTTCTCTTGAGTATGCGTAATCTTCCTCAGTATCAACAACAATTTCTGTCTGAGCTACCTCAGTTTTTATCTTTTTTAGTTGTTGTGGAAGGTTTGTTTCAAGGGCTGCTAAAATATCTTTTTTAGTATTATTCATCATCAAAACCAAATGTTGTATTGGTTGTAAAATCTTCTGGAGTATCATCAACCGAACCTAAATCGGTTTGTACTCGATCAACCGCTGTTTCTGCAGTTTCTTCTGTTGAGCTGTTATATAAGTCTGCAGTAATTGCTCGAATAACTGGTTTGGGTGTGACTCTACCAGTAAA